TTTTTAATGTAGCCTTCTTGGGGCATTACTTACCTTTATGAAAGATTTTATCCCAATTGCTATCAAATTGTTCTTGAGAAACTGTGGAAGGTCTTAAACGAGAACCTTTACCTACACGTCCACGATTTTTTTTGTTCGTCATTAAAACTGGCTTTTCATTGCTACCTAACTGAGCCATAGTCTACCACTTAACCTTGTCAGCCCAATATGCTGCTGACATTTTTCCTTTAGCTATGTTTTTACCATGACGTGCTTTGAAAGACTTTCTTTTAGCCTTCATTCTAGCTGATTCACCTGCTTTAGGCTTTCCGGCTGTACTGGCTCCTTGTTCACCAAAACGAATAGTCTTGACCTTGTCACCAACTTTAGCAACAACAACATGAGACTTCTTAGGATGGCTAGGAGTTCTTTTAGGCTTATTGTAGCCGGATACTCCTGCTCTTTTTAATCTACTATCTTTTTCTGCCATTATCTTTTCTTTCCTTTATGCAAACCATGTTTAGCATGTTGCTTACCTTTTGCAGTTGCTTCTCTTTTCTTTTTGTTAGCTGCTGCTAATTTACTACGACCTTTAGGAGTCGACTTAAGTTTCTTAATAGTTTTAGCAGGAGCATAGACCTCTCCTGTTTCAGAGGACTTCTTACCACTAGGAGTTCTCCACTTCTGTTTAGTCCAACGCTTGAGAGACTTCTGAGACTTTTTAAGAGCCATTACTTGTACCCTCCACCTTTAGCTTTGTATTCTTTAGCCAACATCTGAGCCTTACGTGCAGACCATTGACCTGCTTTACCGCCTTTAGTTCCTGCTTTAATCTTATTAAAGAGTCTTTTTCGCATAGTAGGCTTAGTATAGTTACCTGCTTTGTTTACTGTGCTTTTCTTTTTTGTAGCCATATTAATGAAGTATTCTTTTTTCTGTAGGCATCTTAATTGTATCTAGATAGTTATTTTTAGCAAACTCGGGTTGATAGACTATCTCTGTAATTTCACCTACAATAATTAAACCATGTATATCTGCTATGGACTCTGCTTCTTCAAAAGACTCTGCAAAGATATTTAATCCTGCATAGATGATATCCTCTTCTTGATACTCAGTCAGAAATATCTTCATAGTCTTCTTCCTTAATATCAATTAATTGCTTTTCAGGCAATATAAAAATACCACCATTAACATTTTGATTAATGTCTAAGCGTTCTGTTTTAGCAACACCAACCCTATCAAGGATTGTTTGAGCTGCTTGTAACTTTACATTTGCTTGTGGTATAGCAGTATCGCCTTCCATGACTTCAACGAGCTTAAAAGCTGCTTTAGGTGCTTCCCTTGCGAGGACTGTTGAGGCTAATTCAACTATTTCTTGTTTAAGACTATTTATAACTTGGTAGTGATTTCCTGCATAGCCTGCAAGTTCAGCAGAAAGCTTTAAATCTCCTTTGGTCTCAATGAGATTATTAAGGAAAGATTCTTGTTTTTCTGTTAAAGTTCTTTTAGTTGCTGTTGGTAAAGCCATAGAATGCTTATTATAGACCTGAGATTAGAATGTGTCAAGTATAAAACAAAATAAATTAAATAGTCCTTGACAGATTGAGAATTAGACTGTATAATGTAATTAACCTTCCGAGGTTAAAGTATACCCCCAACCTCACCCTTCTACTATATAGTTCTATATAGACTTTACAAGCCCTTTGATGTACTTCATAGGTTACACTGCCCGCGACCAAGCCTGTACTTAACAACTCAAAACCCTTTGAAATGTATGGAATTTAGTATATATAGGGGGGATGGGGGGTGGTCATCCTGCCCCGGGGGTCTCTCAAGACTTGCAAAGCTTCACAGGCTATCAAAGCTTCTAAAACTTAACAGAGTTCTGGGGAAATCCTCTCTAGCTTTGAAGGCTTTCAAAGTTTACGAAGTAAAAGAAGACTGTTTAGAGCTAGTAAAATAATTCTAAGACCTCAAAGAGTTAACCAAAGCTATACAGTAAAAACAAAGCCTTACAGCCTCTAAACAATCTAAGCAATAGGGGAGGGAGGGTTCATAGTCTTTTGAAGCTTAACGGGGCTCTATGGAGCCTTAAAGAGCCTCTCAGGTTTCCAGAGACCCAACAAGGCTAGAGAGGCTTTAACAGCTAACGCAAAAGTAACCGCCCATAAAAAAAGGAGCCCTTGTAGGCTCCCTTTCTTTTCTTTCCCTCCTTTTAAAATTCAAACTGTGTCCAAATAACAGTTGTAGGTTTTAAAAATCTTTCTTTGTTTATATCTTCAAAATCAGTACAAGAAAATCTTTTTTCCTTTCTTAAATACTCCCCTTTTATATATACCTTTTTAGATTCCGGCTTTAGTTTGAAATACTCCCCCGGGTTTAGGTCCTTTAGTTCTGTTACTTCAATTATATTCAATGTTTTATCCTCCAATTGTAAAACCTCCCACGCATCAGCAAGGGTTGGTTTCGGGTTATTATAAATATACATAACCTCCAAAATACTAGAATACTTTTTATTTGTCAACAAAAAAAGGGACCCTTTCGAGTCCCCTTTCTTTTTTACCTCCTTTTTAGTCAATAATCATTAAGCTTAATTCCCGGGCTTTTGTAATAGATAAATTATTAGTGGTTACTTCTTCGGTAGAATCATAATCCCCCGCTTCTGTTCTTCTCTTTTCAAACACCGTAATATATACCCGGTCCTCATCTTCTTCTATTCTTACCCGGACATTATCAGTAGTTATAGAAGTGGTTTTATTTTCAACTATAGTTTTCATTCTTCCCTCTCAAAGACTGGCAACACTTCCTTAAAAGAATAACCGAGTCTTCTTATATATTTTATATCCTCTTCGTGAAAAGTTTTCTTTCCTAATAAGGTAGTAAATATTTTCGCATCCTCGCAAGCCGGATAGACTAAAACATTACCCCAATTAGATTTTTTATAGATTTCTAAGGCTTTCATTGTCGGACTCCTTTAAACATCTTTCTTTTAATTGCTCGTAATTATCAAAAGCATTATGAAAAAGGTCGTAATCATTTATCCAATTTATTAATCCTTTTCTATTTACTATTTGAAAACTCTCTCCGCTCTCATGGTTATAAAAATGTATTGGTTTAAAATCATCTTTCATTGTCGGACTCCTTTAGTTGTTGCAGTTCTGTTTCTAGTTCTATGATCTTAGACTGCGCCAACAAGTGGCGTTCCTGTCTAAGTATTGATTCTATGATTATTATTCTTTCCATTGGTTACGCTCCCAGTTGATATAAGAATAGAAAGAAAAAGCCAATCATTGCGACACAGTAAAAGAACTGTATCGCGTAGGCTTTGTATATTGTGCGTTTGGTTTTAATCATTAGACCGCTTCCTTATTAAGATCAGTCAAGATATATTCACCGCTAGCAATCTTCTTTCTAGTTTCAGCTATATTTTCATTTAAAAATTGATTTCTGTATTTTCCAGTAGTTACGGAATAATCCCAGTAATAAGAATCAAGATATGTTCTATCATATTCTTTAACTGCTATTACAGAATCGTAACTTTGAAATGTGGTTGTACGCTCTGTGGTTATTATGAATTGATTGGCAACTTTATTTCCGTTACTGCTTTTCATGTTTTCTACTTTTGTCATGTTTTTTCTCCTCTGTTTAATTAATGACAAATGCATTATTGCACACTTTCGCCCACAACGTCAACCCTTTATCAATATCAATTCACAATAACCATTAAAAATGCTTTAAAATAAAAGGATGCAAGGGACACAAAACAATTCAATTATGGAACATAAAACACCTAAAAAGAGAGGAAGAAAGACAATTAATATTGATTATGATCGTTTAGAACATCTAGCCTCTTTGAATATGGGAACTATGGAAATTTGCCGTAACCTCGGCATTTCATGGGATACGTTCAATAAAAACAAAAAGAGAAAAACGGAATTTTCGGATGCTTTACAGAGAGGGAAAGCAAAAGGAATACAGAGAGCTACTTCTAAACTTATGGATAAAATAGACGATGGCGAATTTCAGGCCATCCAGTTCTATTTAAAAAATGCCGATTCGGACAATTGGGCAGACCGTCAGGAGGTAAATCACCAACTCAACCTCTCTAGTGTGTTACAAGAAGCACAGAGTAGAGTTATAGAGGGCAAGAGTGAGCGCATAGGGGAACAAAGGGAGCAGTTCCTAATAAAAGAACCGCACGATCTAAAACAAAAGGATAAATAACTGGTATGGCACACAATCAAACCTCCCTAACTGATCTGCCTTTTTGACGGATGCCAGCAAGTCAAAACTCTCCTGACTTGACCCCCCCGTCAAACCCTTCGGGGGTGTGATATATATATACAGTATGAAATAAAATTTTTATAAAAAAATGAAATACAGTCCACAAGAAGAAAAAGAACTGATGACCTCCCTCTGGTCACTCAACATAAAAGATGATCCTCTAAACTTTGTCCGCTTTGTCTTCCCTTGGGGTCAAAAGG